AGATAACAAGACTGAAGAAAGAAAGAATAGATTTACAGGTCAATCTATTATGTTAACAAAGGAAGAGTCTATCATTCATGATAGAATATTCATCAATGAGTTAGCAGCTACACTCGAAGATAAACAACTTGGAACAGGCGGTTCTAAACTATGGGAGAAAGTCAGAGAGGACATTAATTGGTTTAGACAACACAATGCTGAGGCATACATGGTTCTACTAGACTAGGACCAACCTTTCTCCTGGTACTCTATCTAATTGATAGAGGTACCAGGGTCCATCCTAATTTTGAATTTAATTAAATAATTGTTTTTTTGTATAAACTAAAGGGGTCCCAGACTATCCCCTTTATGCCTTGATTCATACGTTTAAACCTGTAAAATACTTTTTGAGTTTCCAAAAAAATTCTGCAAAAAATTTTGCGGAAAAATTTTTGCTATGATAGATAAAGATAAACTAAAAAACTTTGATAAATTACCTTCTGATGTTAGAAGACAATTTGCTCTATTGGCTGCACAATATGGTGAAAAGAAAAAGACTTCTAGTATACAAAATAACTTCATGGATTTTGTTAAACATGTTTGGCCTGATTTTATAGAAGGCAAACATCACAAACAAATCGCAGATAAATTTGATAGACTAGCTAAAGGTGAGATTAAAAGACTAATTATTAATATGCCACCCAGACATACTAAGTCTGAATTTGGTTCTTATCTTTTGCCTGCCTGGATGGTAGGTCGTAATCCTAAATTAAAAATTATTCAATCAACTAACACAACTGAATTATCCGTAAGGTTTGGTCGTAAGGCTAAATCTTTGATGGACTCTCCAGAATATAAACAAGTTTTTAAAACTAGATTAAATCCTGATTCTCAAGCTGCTGGTAAATGGGAAACAGAACAAGGCGGTGAATATTACGCTGCCGGTGTTGGCTCTGCTATTACAGGACGGGGAGCTGATTTATTAATTATTGACGACCCACATACTGAGCAAGATGCTCTTAACAACCAAGCTCTTGAGAGAACTTATGATTGGTATACATCAGGACCTAGACAACGTCTTCAACCTGGTGGATCGATTGTTGTGATCATGACAAGATGGAATGAAAAAGATTTAACAGGTAGATTATTAAATGCTCAAAAAGGAGTTAAGTCAGATCAATGGGAAGTTGTAGAATTTCCTGCAATCCTGCCATCAGGTAAACCCGTGTGGCCTGAATATTGGAAGCTAGAAGATTTAGAATCTGTTAAGGCTAGTATACCTTTATCAAAATGGAATGCACAATATATGCAGAATCCAACTTCAGAAGAAGGAGCTTTAATAAAACGTGAGTGGTGGAGAAATTGGGAAGATGAAGATATGCCACCGCTTCAACATGTTATACAATCTTACGATACAGCCTTTATGAAAAAAGAAACTGCTGACTATTCTGCTATAACCACCTGGGGTGTGTTTACAGAAAACGAAGATGCACCACCAAGTTTAATATTACTAGATTCATTAAAGGGTCGGTATGAATTCCCGGAGCTAAGACGTATTGCTCTTGAACAATATGGTTACTGGAACCCTGAAACTGTAATCATTGAATCTAAAGCATCTGGACTCCCTCTAACTTATGAGTTGCGAAAAATGGGGATACCTGTTATAAATTTCTCACCGTCGCGTGGTAATGATAAACACACGAGGGTAAACGCAGTATCTCCGCTCTTTGAGTCGGGACTGATATGGGCGCCCAAAGATATGGACTTCGCACAAGAAGTCATAGAGGAATGTGCAGCTTTTCCTTACGGAGACCATGATGATCTAGTGGATTCCATGACGCAAGCTGTAATGAGATTTAGACAGGGGGGTTTGATCAGGCACCCTGAAGATTATGAGGAGGAAACTATGCCTCCGCAACAGAGGACATATTATTAATTATGGGACCATATAAAACTATATCAGCAGCTTTTAATGCTCTTAAAAAAGGTTTCAAAAAACAAACTAAAAGAGATCCTAATCCAATCGAAGAAGAGATGATTATGGAAGAGGCTAAAACTAAAATTACATCTCAAGGTGAAAACATATCAACTCTTGATACTGGCATCATGAGTCAGGCATCAGGAACCAAAGAAGCACCAAAGATTAAAGGTGGTATTATTCAAGATAATGTAGAAGAAGTAAGCTTTGCACCGGGTATGGATAAAAAAGGTAAGGTTATAAAAGAATCACCAAGTCAAAGAGAAAAGGCTGCTGATCTAGACAGACCATTTGTAACTGATGAAGAGATGTCAGCATTTACATTAGAAGACAATGCAAGAAAATTAAATAAAGCTAAAGGCATGATTGATAAGTTAGGTGCTAAAAATACTAAACAAAAACTTTTTGTAGCTGACTTAGTTGAAGATGCAGGTACAGGTATATTTGAAAATGTTGATATGGGTGCTGTGGTTAGATCTAACATGTACGATGATTTAATAGAGCAAGGTATTGATGAAGATGTATTAATGGATGTTATGTATTCAGGAACAAAGTCTGATGACTTTATGATTTCAATGGCAAAAATAAAATCAAACGCTCAGGACAAAGGCATTGATATAAGTGACACTGTAGATTTTTATGAAAGATCTTTTGAGGAAGTAGCTAGACCTAAAAAAGCTGATGGTGGTAGAATGGGTTTTGCAATTGGAAGTTTACCAAAAGGTATTCAAGCTTTAGTAAAAACTATAAATAAAAAATTTGGTAAAGGCACAGTAAAAACTGCTGATGAAGTAGAAAGTAAATCAAAAATATTTGATGATTTTTCTGCTAGAAATCCTGATCCAAAAAGACAGTTGACTGATGATGAAATTAAATTTTATGAAGAAGAGCTAGGTGACAGTGAGACTTGGATGAATGATGGCACTGTTGGTGAAGCTGAAAAAGCTTTGAAAGATCGTAGAGAATATATATCTGATATGGAACTAGAATATAAAAAAGGTAATTTAAATCCAGGACCAGGTGAAAAAGGTAGAAAAGAATTTTTAGAGAGTAAACTTGAAGAGATGGAAATGTCAGGTGACAAAAGATTAATGTCAACAGATGAAATTGAAGAGTTATCTAATATGGACCTTGAGTCTGAAATGAATGTAGCAAAAGGACTAGCTCCTAAAATGGTAGAGCGATTACAATTAAAAGAAAGATTCCCTGGATTAGATGATGAACTAGTTGAGAGAATTTTAATAGATGATAATCCTCAAAGAAAAGCTGAAGTAATAGCAACTATTGAAGAATCTTATAAGATGTTAGAAAAAGGTATGGACCCTGAAGACATCATTAGCACTTTTAAAAATACATCTAGAAGTAAAAACGCATCAGGAGGCTTGCCTCACATATTGGGAGTTTAACTTGAAACTCAACGACTACAGACAAATGATGGCGTACATGAGACGTCCTGGTTTCCAGAATGGAACAATGGTTCCTCCACAAAAACCCGAACAGAAAACACCTTTCATTGATAAACTAAAAAATTTAAAAGAAGTTGCTCCAGCTTTAATGCCTAGAAGTAAAGTCTCTATTTTAAAAATGTATATGGACGAAGCTTTAAGAGATGGAGAGATCACACAAGAACAACACACAGAAATGTTAATGCCTTACTTCGGTGAGTTAGGTGAAAATGTTACAGAACAGATTGAAGTATCTGATAGAGAAAACTTTGCTGACGGAACAGATAAATTTTTAGTAAAAGTTGGTAAGCCTGTAAAAGAAGGTAATGTTATTGAACAAGAATTTATGGAAGTTATTGGAAGTAAAAATAGACCAGAAACTTATAAAAAAACAGGAGTAAAGAAAACTTTATATAAACCACAAATTATTGTTAAGAATAAAACCGTGTTAACTGATGATTTTGGAAGTAAGGAAGACGCTGTAAATGCTGTAAAAAATTATAGAGAAAAAAATCCTATTAAAAATGCTCCACCTGATGTTGATACCTTAGATGAAAGAAAAAAGAAAAAGTATATAGATAGAAAAGCAAGACAAGCAGATATAATAGCAAGAGGTGGTATTCCAGAAGGAGGTATGTTTGCTGGAACAAAAGAAATGCATAAAGGACATGCAGGTAATATTAGAGGATCACAAATGATAACTGGTGATAAATTAATTTATACACCATCAAAAATAAATCAAGCTATGGCTGGATCAGAAGGTGAAAGTAGATTCACTGATTTAGATTATAAAATAGATGCTACTGAAAAAGAAATAGATAAAATTAAAAACAGCAAAATGCCTGCTGCTAAAAAGAAAATTGAATTAGCTAAATTAGATAATAAATTAGTAGATTATGCAGGGCAATCAGATGGTTACAAAGTAGTTACATTAAGTGATGGCACTGATTATGGTGGATCATTTAGAAAATTACAATCCATAGATCCTATGGATATTTTTCCAGGTAAAACAGAAGTTGAAATTAGAGACTTTATAAAAAATGCTGATCCAAATAATTTTGATGATCAATTAAAAATAAGATTGTTTAAAGAAAATGCTCCAAAACTAAAAGCAGCATTACTTCCTGGTTTAGAAGAATTAGTAGAAGGAATAAAAAATATTCCTGATGATATTGCAAAGAAAAGATATTTTAAATTAGGTGTAAAAGCATTAGGACCATTAGGTGCTTACATTGGAATTAGTGATACTTACAAAGCATTAAAAGATGGTAAACCAGTTGCCGAAGCTTTAGAGTATGGTTTGATTGGAACTGATTTAATTGGTTCTACAAAAGATCTTATGGCATTATCCCCTGAAGGAAAAGAAGCAAGATCAGTTGTTAAACAAGAAGAGATGAGAGAACAAATTACTGATGACTTTTCTAGTTTAGATACAGACTTTGATACACCAAATGTAAAATCAGATATGTCCAGACAAGAAGCAGAAAGAAAATGGGAAAATGCAAAAAAAGTAAGAGAGATGGAAAACGCTGCTAGAGATAAACAAATAGCAGAAACTAGAGCTATGGCTGTTGGAGATTTTACTGATTTGATAACAGGTCAAAGATTTCAACCACAATCAATGCCTGAACAAATGATGGCAGTGGGTGGTAGAGTTGGTTACGCTGATGGACCTGATGATCCATCAAAAAGAAAATTTATAAAACTAGGAGCAGGGCTTATGTCACTTCCTATAATTGGAAAGTATCTTAAATTTGCTGCACCGGTTGCAGAAAAAACAACTGAGATAATTAGAAGAGGAGCAGATGGTGTTCCTGATTTTATAATGGACCTTATTGCTAAAGTTAAATTAAAAGCTGAATCAACAGGAATGAAATATTTTACGGGTAATAGATCAGATGAATTTGCAGATGTTTATCAAGCAGATGATTTTGTGGTTACACAACAAGGTAATAAAACAACCATTAAAAAAAGAAAACAAGAAGGTGACATGTTAGAAAAAGATATGGAAATGGAAATAGACACTGATCCTGAAACAGGAGGCGTGACTTACAATGAAGCAACAGCTAGGCCTGATGCAGAGGGCAAGCTTAAAGATGTAGAAGAATTTATTGATGATATTGATTTAGAAGATATGAGAAAATACACGTACGATGACTAAATACCCTAAGACATGGCTCCTGCCGCCTGAATCCGGACCCACGCCTCAGGGGTTGAATATTAACTATAATACTGTTAGAACAGTGAAACTGGAGAAAATAAAAAATGGCAGACAAAATAGACAAGTCTCTGACTCAAAGTCCAAGAGGCTCAATAGAACTTCCTAGTGAGGAAGATATACAAGAAACAGTAGTTGAAGCTCAAGAAGAAGTTAGTGAAGCTCCAGGTCCTGTCGAAGTTAATGAACAAGAAGACGGATCAGTTGAAATAGATTTTGATCCAAACGCTGCATCACCAGAAGGTGGGGATGAGCATTATGCAAACTTAGCAGAATTTTTACCAGATAATATTTTAGATGAGATAGGTTCAGACCTTTCTCAAAAATATCAAGATTACCAAATGGGGAGAAAAGAATGGGAACGTTCTTACACTCAAGGTTTAGATCTTTTAGGTTTTAAATATGACATGAGAACAGAACCTTTTCAAGGAGCTAGTGGTGCAACTCACCCAGTTCTTGCAGAAGCGGTTACTCAGTTTCAAGCGTTAGCTTATAAAGAATTACTTCCAGCAGATGGACCAGTTAGAACTCAAGTGATTGGTGCACCAAGTGAAGAGAAAACTAAACAAGCAAATCGTGTTAAAGATTTTATGAACTACGAGCTCATGGAAAAAATGAAAGACTATGAGCCAGACTTTGATCAAATGCTATTCTATCTTCCATTAGCAGGATCAGCTTTTAAGAAAACTTATTATGATGAGTTATCTAAAAAAGCAGTATCAAAGTTCGTACCGGCAGATGATTTGATTGTACCCTACACGGCTACCTCATTAGACGATGCAGAGGCAATCATCCATCGGGTAAAAGTTTCTAAGAACGAATTAAGAAA